CAATGAAGCTTCTGGTCTTGTTTGTGCTGAAACAATAATCGTATCGTATGCGAATGGTTGACCATCAATATATCTTATAGATACTTGGCATTTGCCATCTGGACCAAAAATGTGATTATACTTAGTTTTTCTAAGTGTATCTATTCCTTTGGATATTTCATGTGCAACCATAATAGGTAGTGGCATGAGTTCCGGTGTTTCGTTGCAGGCAAAGCCATACATCATGCCCTGATCACCTGCACCTTGTTGATGATCTACCGTTTCGTTTACACCTTTAGCAATATCGGGAGATTGTTTGGATATTTTTTCAAGTACGCAGAACTCATCTTTATATCCGATATCCTTAAGTACTTGTTTTGCTATTTCAGAATATTGAACTGAAGCTATAGTTGTTACCTCACCAAAGATAACTACTAAGTCATCTTTGATTGCTGTTTCTACTGCTACTCGTGCGTTTTGGTCTTGTTCAAGGATAGCATCTAGTATCGCATCACTGATTTGGTCGCAGATTTTATCCGGATGTCCACTAAATACTGATTCGCTTGTGATGATTTTCATATTGTCCTCTTTCTAGCAAAAAAAAGAAGCTGATGAGCTTCCCTAGATTGCTTAGAATGTTATTTGTTATTTTAGTGCTGCTTTTGGTAAGTAAGCTGTATATCTAGCATAATGATATCCTTCGCTTTCAACTAGGATACCAAAATCGTGTGAATCGGATGTTACATAGATACAGTGGAATACTTCATCTTGGTCACAATACATATGCTCAAGATTCTCTTTAATAAAATCGTAGTCGTTCAATGGATCCTTGATGAAGCATTCGAATAGGTCCTTATCAATGATGACTTGTTTTTCTATGACGAACTCATCATGTGGAATGAGTTCTGATGATTTAGCTTTGCGTACAAAATTTGTTTTCATGTTTTTATCCTTTAGTCAATCTTCCATGCGGTATAGACGCTTCTGTATGTGCAGTCCCAGGTATCCATGATCATGCCATCTTTACATACTGTAACGTGACCAGTCATTTTGAGGATGTAAGTACCTTTTGGATATAAACCAGTGAAATCAGAACCCTTGATTCTTGGTTCACCTTTGACTGCCTTAAATATGAATCTAGGTTTTCCTTCGAAATACATGTATAAAAACTCAGTGTCTTTGTAACTCTTGAAGTTCCAATCTCGTTTGAGTTGATTCAGCTCACGTCTGCATTCCATATAATCTTTGTTTAAAGCAGTGCTAACCGCTCTCACTACACAATCGGTTGTTTTAATACCTTTAGGATGCGCATTGTATTCTATAAACATTACTTTGCCCATCCTTTGTTGAACCATTTCACTAGTTCTCTTGACGAGTCTGTTTGGAAAACTGGTTTTTCAAATCCATCTAGTCTTTCGAATACTGTGAATCTTGAATCATTCCACACACAATCGATTTGAATCACGAAGAGGTTATTGTTGTTTTCGATGTCTGTAATTCTAAAATCATCATAAAGTGGACCGTTAAGTGGACAATTATTCTTGAACCAGACATAACTAGTTTCAAGGTCAACCTTTCCACCTGTTTTGATTTGCTTGATGATGTTTCCCATTTTCTTTGTTTTGTTTACTAGACTTGAATCTCTACAAAACCAATCAAACCATCCAGCTTCAATTTGAGTTTTAGTATCAGGCTTATCAAATTCACTTGCGTTAAATCTTTGAATCCATTCTGATAACTTGATTTGTTTATCCATTTTGTGACCTACTTTCTACCTTTTGGTATGTATATATATCACTCTAAAGACCTTTTATATCAAGTCATTTCGACGCTAAATCTTCGCTATAGTGATAAGTTTTGAAAGTCATTAATCGTATCCAGTGATATCTTCTTACCCATACGGATCAGATAGCAGTTTTCACTTGATCCTTTATGTCTGATATATCTTTTCACAATAACATCAACGAACCTTTCATCTAGCTCCATCAAATATGCTTTTCTTTGAAGTTGATCAGATGCGATCATCGTTGATCCAGAACCACCAAATAAGTCTAGTACATATTCATTGACTCTAGATGAGTTTGCTATTGCTCTACCACATAGTTCTAGTGGTTTCATGGTCGGATGGTCATCATTTCGTTTTGGTTTGTTATATTCCCAGATAGTATCTTGTGTGCGGTCATCAATAAAGAAATGCGCAGCACCTTCTTTCCATCCATAGAGAATCGGTTCATGTCTCCAGTGATAATCCTGTCTACCAAGTACCAATGCATTTTTAACCCAAACAAGACACTCAGCCAGTTTGAATCCAGCATTCTTATACGCAGTTCTAAAGTTGATGCCTTCAGTATCTGCATGACAGACATAGATAGCACCGCCTTCTTTGGTTGCTTCAAACATGTTTGTAAAAGCATCTAATAAAAAAAGATAGAAGCTATTGTCTTCCATCTTGTCATTCTTAATCTTTCCAGCTGTACCTTCATAGTCCACATTGTATGGCGGATCTGTGAAAATCATATCAATCTTCTGTCCATCCAGGAGTTTGTGAACATCTTGTTTCTTAGTGGAATCACCGCACATGACTTTATGATTACCTAAATGGTAGATATCACCAAGTTCAGAATATGGTGTGTCACTGATTTCATCTGATGGGTCAAAGTCATCATCACTTGCATTATCTGGTACATCTGAATGTAGTTCCTCAAATCCGAATTGAAGCATATCCATATCGATATCTTCGAGTTCTTCTTCAAGCTTGCTGAAGTCCCATGTTGCAAGCTCTGCTGTCTTGTTATCTGCCAAACGAAAGGCCTTAATTTGCCCTTCTGTGAGGTCATCAGCAACAATGCAAGGAACACTTACTAATCCAAGTTTAAGGCTTGCTTTGAGCCTAGTGTGGCCAGCAATGATTACCAGATCCTTGGTGATCACAATCGGAACCTTGAATCCAAACTCTTTGATACTATTGGCTACAGCATCAACTGCTGCATCATTATTTCTTGGGTTGTTTTCGTATATTGACAACTCCGAGGGTTTCTTCATCACTATGTTCATTAATCCAGGTTTCCTCGCCTTTTTCTATGCGTTTGAGCATGATATCTATTTCTTCTTTACGTTCGTTGAACTCACGTCCGAATTTGATAATTAATAAGTATTTGAGTGCATTAAAATCGGGGAGTGATTTCTTCTTGGTTTTCACAAGACGTTTTTTCGTACCCGATGATGTTTCTTCAATGATGGTTTGTACTTCCTCATACTCCATACCAACTGCTCGTTGAAAGAGTGCATCCATGAGTTTATACTTCAGTTCATCATCTCCATTAATAAATGCTTGATTTAACCTGGGATGCGAACGCTTCAATTTGATAAGAGTGTTCTCACTTACGTTCATGGCTTTGGCGATATCCTTTTGGATAATCCGCCTTGCTACCATGTCTTGAATACTTTTTATTCGTTCATCAAGTACTCCATCAGCCTCCCATTGCTGATATGTATCCAGTACCTTTGGCACATCGATTCCAACCTTTCAGGGTTCAGTAAATTTATCAAAAACTGAAGTTATCCAAGGGTTGAATACTACATTTTTTTCTGCAAAAGAAAAGAAACTCCCATATTTGAGAGTTTCTATCTTCTAGGCCTTATTGAAAGCCAGTATTCCACGCTATTTGTAGTATATGCAATAAGTCAACTTTTGTCTACATGCCAGTGGCACAATAATTCGTCAAAACCTTGATTTTAGACCTATCACTTGATAACCACTTGCTGACCACTTGAACGTTAGTTGTTGCATTATTGACAACCACTTGCCGTTACTGTTCACAAGTATTATCGGTAGAACTATTTATTATTGTTTCTTGTACGTCCAGTTAAGTGGATTATCGGATAATTATCGTTAATCTTTTTAGAACCATATAAATCTCTTCTCATTGCTTTTATAACTTTTGTAAGTAGTTCATCATGAATATCGCTTGAAAAACCGTTCTTTTCAGTCGATTCGATTTTGATGTAGTTATGAAAATCCATCAAAGTATTTACAACCTCAGAACTTCCTATAAGTAATAATCGATTTTGCTTGTCTGCAAGATCATCTTTTGCTGACGCGTTTACTTCGACTACCACTCGACTTACAGCTTTTATATAGTCCGTATAGTATACTTCTTTGAGTTTTCTCTCTTCAATACTAACCTGATGTCTTTTAGTAAAGTAATAGCTTAATGCAGCAGAAATTATAGCTGTAACAACTCCAACAATAGGAATAATCACTTGAATCCATTCTTTAAACTCCATTTGCCCCTCCAAAAATCTATATTTACCACAGTTAAGAGCCAGTTAATGTAGATGTTATCGTTTGATTTCTGAAATACTTAGTAAGTCATAGAATACATTCTCAGACAATATTTTCAAATCCTGTCCTTTTAATATATATTCTTCTGCCTTTTTGAGTTTATTGCTCTTTCCATTTTTGATCTGAGAGCTATAATCAAGGTTACCTAAAACTAAGTAGTTTGTTCTTTTAGATACATTTTCAGCTATTTGGCCACCGTTATTAACGACTAATTGCCATGCAGTTACTCTTTCCATTCGATCCAACTTACCAGTAAAAACAAATTCTTCTCCATTTAACACCAATGGAGAATCTATATTATTGGTGCTAATTATATCCTTCGAAGATACTACTTTCGGCAAGAATAAGTCTGGGTACTTAATTTGATTTAATCTGGTATATTCTTTTAGCAATTCGTAAGATTGATATGTTGCTAACGCATCGTTCCCAGAACGATGTGCGGGTTGAACACTAGTAGATAGATTTTCAGCAATCATTTTTAATGTGTGTGATTTCCACTCTGGATGTATTCGACGAGATACTCGCAATAAATCAATATAATCGTTATTTAGTTCATCAAAGTTAAAATACTCCGCTGCATCGTATATAAAATTCAAATCAAAATGAATGTTATGCCCTAGTAAGACACTATTACCTAAAAAACTACGGATTGTACCTATTACTTCTAAAATGGATGGCTGGTTATCAAGCATTTCATTTGTGATCCCAGTTAGTTCTTCAATGAATGAATCTATTGGACTAGTAGGTTTTATCAAGGTTGTATATTCATCGATCACAACCCCATCTCGAATTTTATAACCAGAGAACTCAATGATTTCATCATAATCTGGGCTCAATCCAGTTGTCTCAATATCGAAAACCAAATAATCTGATATGGGTTCTACAACAAATCTTCCTTTATTTCTAATTCGTCGTGACTCAGACATATATATCCCCCTTTGATAATTTATAACCCAAAGAAACGATTAAAGAATTCAACTAATTTCTGAAGTACATTCATTTTCTTTTCACTTCGACTTTGACCACCAGTAGCTCGAAACATCGATACTGGAGGAAGCACCTTGACAATCGCAGTACCATTCTCACGGATTTCCCCATTTTTGAATGATTCATCGATAAATTTTCTTGTCTCTTCAGGATTTAGCTTTTCATCGATAATAATTTTATCCAATTCTTCTTGCTTCTTCTGATTAATGTATGTTTTCCATTCGTCTGCAACCGACTGATCAACAGTCAGTGACTTGATAAAGTCAATGATCAAATCCTTCTTATTTCTTAATGATGGCGATGAATCAATGGCTTTATGTATTTCTACTTCTTTATCTTTTAAATTATCCTCATGGTACTTAGCAACTAACATCAAGATATAGTCAATATTCACCTCAACAGATTTGACAAGCTCAATCTCAAATTCAATCTCATCTGTAATAGGTTCAGCGTCTCCATCCACTTTTTTCTTGTATTGTTCATAAATACCTAAGTACATGCCCTGATAATCTTGGAAATCAAAATCACTTAATATTTCATTTCCTGTAAAATCATCAAATGCTTGAAGTATGTTTTTGGTTTTTAATATTTGATTAAATAGTGATATGAAAGCCTTCTTTAATTTTTCGCTAAGTATTTCTGTGCCTATTGGAAATTGATCCAATAACTCATTAACTAAGTTCTTGTATCCCTTAAAACCTTCATAACCATTGTAATACTCATTGAATGATTTAAGTAGAACGACTCCTCCAGCATCTTTATCACCAAAAATACTGATGGCTTGATTTACTTGCTTTTCAAGGTTTCTAAAACACACAACATTACCAAATGTCTTGATGGAGTTAAGGATTCTATTGGTACGAGAGAAAGCTTGGATCAGTCCATGAAGTCTTAATTTCTTATCAACCCAAATGGTGTTTAATGTTGTAGCATCAAAACCGGTTAAGAACATATTTACTACTATTAGGAGATCGACTTCCTTATTTTTTACACGAAGGCTTAGATCTTTATAGTAGTTTTGGAATTTATCACTCGATGTGTCGTAACTTGTTCCAAACATTTGATTATAGTCTTTGATTGCTTCTTCTAAAAAGTCACGTGACCCTTTGTCTAAACCATTTGTATTTTCGTTATTTTCTTCTTCAAAACCATCGAGTTCTTCATTTGCACTCCAACTAAAAATAGTAGCAATCTTTAACCTTAGTGCAGGTGACAATGACTCTTGTTGTCTCTTGAATTCAAGATAATAACGCTTAGCTGCTTCGATTGAAGCAGTAGCAAAAATTGCATTAAAACCAGTTATCTTCGTTGATAATCTCTGTTCCTTGCTAATGGTTAATCTTGATGCGTATGTGCTTTTTGCAACTTCTTCAACATTTAATAGTCTTGAAAAATCGTATGCTCTTTCATTACGCTTAGTTTTTTGTGAGAAATGTTCAAGTGTATAAGAGACATTCTTTTCAATACGTCGTGGATCAAGAAGGGCTTCTTCCTTCTTAATGTTGTAAACCTCTTCAGAATCATCTATATCATCCAAGGCTTTCGCTGTATTAAGATAATCAATTCTAAATGGTAGAACGTTTTGGTCGTGGATTGCATTAACAATTGTATACGTATGAAGTTTCTTGCCAAATACTTGCTCAGTAGTCTTTAGTGTTGGAAACTTATTGTGACTCGTTGTGTTAATTGCAAAAATCGGTGTTCCCGTGAACCCGAAAATATAGTATTTCTTAAAGTTTTTAATGATTTCTTTGTGCATATCACCAAATTGAGAACGATGACACTCATCAAAAATCAAAACAACATCATCATTAAAGATAGGATGTTTAGGATTCTTAGATATGAAAATACTCAATTTTTGAATCGTTGTAATGATGATTTTTGAATTAACATCTTCTAGTTGTTTTTTAAGTACTGCAGTACTAGTATTCGAGTTTGCAGCTCCTTTTTCAAACTTATCATACTCTTTCATGGTTTGGTAGTCTAGGTCTTTACGGTCAACCACAAACAACACTTTTTTGATGTAATCTAGTTCAGACGCAATACGGGCAGTTTTAAATGAGGTCAGTGTTTTACCTGAACCTGTTGTATGCCAAATGTGTCCACCGGCATCAATCGTTCCAGCAGTCTTTGCATTATGAGCAATGTTGATTTGGCTAATAATCTTCTCAGTAGCAACTATTTGATACGGTCTCATAACCAGCAGCATATCATCGACTGTAAAAATGCAATATTTTGTCAATACATTGAGGATACTGTGTTTTGATAAGAAAGTCGCAGCAAAATCATATAGATCTAGAATGTTCTTATTCTTAGCGTCAGCCCAATAACTCGTAAACTCAAAGGAATTACTTGACTTCTTTTTATTGGTGTTACTATTTTGATTTTCTTTATTCGCTAGTTCTCTTGTGGTATTTGAATAGTACTTAGTTTCTGTTCCATTTGAGATAACAAAAATTTGAGCAAATTGATATAGACCATTGTCCGCCCAAAAACTATCTTTTTCATAGCGTCTAATTTGATTGAACGCTTCTTTAATTGAAACACCTCGACGTTTTAATTCAACATGGACTAATGGTAATCCATTAACTAAGATAGTGACATCATAGATGTTTTTATAGGTACCTTCCACTTCGTACTGATGAATAATTTGAAGCGAATTGTAGTGTATTTGCTTTTTATCAATTAAACGGATGTTTATAGATGTACCATCGTCTCTTCTTAAGTTATAGATATAGTCTTCTTGTATCTTACGTGTTTTTTCAACGATGCCATCATTTGGATTGTTAATGTATTTGGTAAAAATAGTGTTCCATTCATTATCAGAAAACTGATAATTATTAAGACGTTCTAGTTGAATTTTTAGGTTATTTACAAGATCTTGATTATTATGAATAGGCAAAAAAACATAACCTTGACTTTTCAATTGCTGAATAAGGTCTCTTTCGAGATCTGCTTCACTTTGATATTCTTTTTGTCTAATCTTGTCAGATTTGTATTCAGCAACAACATAGATTCGTTTTGTTGCACGATAACATTATATTTATCCAATGTTACACCCCCTAAAATGTGAGTAGTTTGTTTCTGTAATACTCGTATTGTTCTCTTCGAGCTTTAATTTCTGCTGGCAGTCCCTCAGATAAAGAACTGACATATGTACTAAAATTATCAAGAATTTTCACAATTTCATTTTGAATTTCAATTGGAGGAACTGGAATCTTAATTTTTGCCAAGTTATTAGCTGATACATCTATGACTTTCGTCCCATTCGCATACTTTTGCTTATCTATATTGAATCTAGAGGTTTGAAGGTAATATGCTAGGAACTTTGGATTTTCACTGTGTTTTAAAATAGTAGCATGTCCACCAGTCACTATTTGATTAGTCCCCATCCAAACAACCGCTTTACAAACATCCTCAAGATTTTCACTTGTATTAGTTATAATGAGATCAAACTGGTCAACTTTTTTTAGTGTTTTTGCTAACTCGTTTGAAACAAATGATTTTGTAGTCTCAGGAAACATTTCATAATAGGTGTAAATTTGTCCATAGTGAATACATCCTGTGCCTGTATCTGTGAAGTCTTTCTTTTGCAAACCATTTCCTCTAACAAGTGTCCCTATTTCTCCAATTCGTTTAAAGGATACTCCTTCGGGACATAAAACAGATATCATTTTGTCAATTGAAGTTACACCAATATATATATTGGAGAAATCAAGGAGTTTATCAAGGTAGTACCTATACTGTTTTTCTCTTGCTTCTAGCTCCGCTTCTAGCTCCGCTTCTAATGCACTAAAATTGTCCAAAATTCGAACTATCTCATTTTGGACTTCCAGTGGTGGGACTGGAATTAAAGCATTTCTGAGTGAAGTCATTCTAATCCCTTTCAATGTACTTCCCACAGATTGATTAATCAACTCATTCTTAATTACTGATGACTCAAGTAAATAATATAGGTATCTTGGATTAATGATATCAAGTCTTGGTTTTAACAAAAGAACACTTTCACTTACATTCCAGTTTGAAGTGTCAATATCAACTAAAGCTGCTTTTCCGATTGTCCCTATTCCAGAAAGTAAAACATCATTTCTCTCTAAGTAAGATCTTTTCTGAATAATGCTTAATGCCTCATCATTTATTTTTGATGTCTTATCAGAAAAAACAATCTTTCCAGATGTTATTTCTTTTACTGTTACATAGAAGTTTAACGCGTCAGGAACATCAAGTCTAAAATTATCACGAGGATTCAATCCGCTCCTTATTGAATATACACAATCATCAATAGTTTTCAATGTGACGCCATGAGGGCACAACTGATTAATCAAATCATCAACCTTATTCATTCGCATCACCTTCAAGTTCTAACACAATCTGGTCAATCGCTTTTCTGAGTATTTCAGATCTCTCAGTGATGTCTTTTATTTTTTTATTTAGTATGTGAATATCAACTATTTCTGAGGTATCTTCTGAGACTATGTAAGTATTGACTGATAAACTATACTCTTTTGTTATGATTTCATCTACACTCACATATCTTGAAAAATGCGGTAGATCTGTTTTATAACGGACACTTGCAAGTATTTTGTCTATGTTAAAGTCTGATAACTTGTTTTTGATGTCATATCGGACAAACTCTTTGCTTGCATCGATGAAGTGGATTTTGTTGTCAGTTTTATTTTTGCGTAAGACTAAAATTGCAGTAGAGATCGTACTTCCAAAAAATAGATCGGATGGAAGTTGAATAATCGAGTCTACAAAGTTGTTGTCAATCAAATACTTTCTAATCTTCTGCTCAGCTCCACCACGATAAAGGATTCCTGGAAAGCCAACAACTGCAGCAGTTCCACTAGAAGATAGCCAAGATAGAATATGCATAATGAATGCATAGTCAGCTTTAGATTTAGGAGCTAAAACTCCTGCAGGAGCGAAACGTTCATCATTAATCAATAACGGATTTGAATCTCCATCCCATTTGATGGAGTATGGAGGATTTGATACAATGGCATCAAAAGGCTTATCATCCCAATGAATCGGATTCATCAGTGTGTCACCACAAGCCAAATCAAAGTGTTCAAAATTGATATCATGTAAAAACATATTGATACGAGCTAGGTTATATGTGGTTATATTTATTTCTTGACCGAAAAAACCTAACTTGACATTATCTTTCCCCAGAATTTTGGCAAACTTCAACAATAGTGAGCCTGAACCACATGCAGGGTCGTAAACTTTTTCAACTTGTTTCTTATTAGGAACAACAATCTTTCCATGAGAATCTGTATGTTTTGCTCCGAAGTCAATTAATGCAAGTCTAGTTAATAATTCACTTACTTCTTGAGGTGTGAAAAACTCTCCACCAGATTTACCCGCATTTGCAGCATACATACTCATTAAATACTCATATGCATCACCAAAAGCATCAATGGTGTTATCTTCATATTTTCCAAGTTTCAAATCATTAATAGCGTATAGAAGTTTTCTAAGGCGTCCATTCTTTTCAATTACAGTATTCCCTAGTTTATTTGAGTTGACATCTATATCGTCAAATAAGCCTTTTAAATTTGCTTCTGATTCAGTTCCGCTAGCTGATTTCTCAATATTCTTAAATACTGTTTCCAGTGTTGTATTAAGGTTTTCATCTTTGTCAGCACGCTTGGTCACATTGATAAACAACTCACTTGGTAAAATGAAGAAGCCCTTTTCTTCTACAACTTCTTTTCGAGCATTTTCAGCTATTTCGTCTGATAAATTCATATAACTGAACTCATGTTCACCTGCAGCATGCTGATTTTTATCGATGTAAGATATTAAATTTTCAGAGATGAACTTATAGAATAACATTCCCAATACGTATTGTTTAAAATCCCAACCATCAACAGAACCGCGTAGATCGTTTGCAATCTGCCAAATGGTCTTATGTAACTCTGCTCTTTCAACTTCTTTTTTGTTTGACATGGTAGTTTTCCCCTCTTAGGCTTCGTATGTAAATTTCATAAAAAACTAATGGATTTTTCCATTGTTAAATCAAGAAACACTATTTTTTATAAAAAATACTCGCATTTGAAACTATTATACCATTCTTTAATGATTAAGTTAACCCTATCTATACGCTGAATTTTGCATCATCCAGATTACTACTATCTTATTGATTATTTGATAGCGATGCGATTTCGTCACTGGCTTCGTTACATTTTTGTGTATTTTATTGTCTAGGATTTCATTTAGGATGTCATTTTCTATTGAGTCAAGCTTATCAACTAATAGCCTATAGTCATTCACGATTCGTTTGTTTAGCATAATGGATTCCTCGACTTTATCAATCTTATCCAACCAATACAACAACTCACTATCTCCTGATGAACGTGAACCTGAAGATCCAATGCGATCGTATGACACACCTTTATATCCAATAAGTTTCATATTATAGAATTCCAGTTTTTCATGGAGTTCTTTTTCTTTTCTAATCGCTCTTCTCACATCATCAATCCACTTGTAAAAGGGTTCGTTTAATCCACGATTCGAATGACTCATTTGACATCTTCCTCCTGTGTTCAAATTGTTTTAAATTGTTTTGAAGTGAATCTCTCATAAATGCAAACTTATCCTCAATGGGTGGATTAGGATTCTTTGAATATTTAACTACATAGTCCACAGCTGATAGAACGTCTTCAAATCCGTAACCTCTGATGGTTTCTTCAAAGAGAATGTTGTACTTAATGACATCAAGAGAGGTTTCATCAATGTATTTGTTTTTGATTAAAGAATTGGTAATAAAATGTAATTTAGGGAGGCCGTACGGCCCTTTATCTTCTTTATCCTCTTTATCATTTTTTCTTTCTTTTTTCTTTTCTTTTTCTTTTTGTGTACTTTTGTCTACATTAACTCGGTTATTGTCAGCATTAACTTGATTATTGCTACCAATAACGCCATTTGTGTCTACATTAATCAGATTATTGTCGACAGTAATGTTTTTGTTTGTTTTATTGAAAATGCTCAATTCTAGCATCGTTTTTTCATCGAGTAACCAGTACTTATCAGCACCAGTGTTTTTTCGTCTTCGGGTAGATAGGATGAACTGTTTTTGAATCGATTTTGATGTGATCACATCGTCTTTTAATAGATCATTGTTGAAAAGACCAACCTTTCCACAGTACACAATCACCTCTTCAATATCGATCGGATTTGGAGCCCAATTCGCACCGATACTTTTCACAAGCGTCTTTGCTAATGATGAGATTGATTTTTCTAGAAAGTAGCCGTTCGCATAAATCATCGCTAAAAGTCTGATATAGATAATCTCACCCAAATAACCAAAAGCGAGATTAAGGTCTTGAATCTTTTCATCTTCAAAAATGTTCACGTCCAGAGGAAAGTATTGTAAGCCTTGTTTGAATGGTCGCGCCATAAGTTTTCCCTTTCGTGAGTATAGTTAAAAACCGCCCTTTATGGGCATTTACTAAATGACACTTGAACGCCACTTCACGCCTACTTGATAACCACTTGAACACTACTTGATGTATAGTTCACGTTTCTGTTCACAAGCATTATCGGTAAGTGTGAAGCAGCTAACAGTTGTCCTTACTTCATGTTTCGTAGAATGAATTCATCTAAGTGTTCTTGAGTCACTCTCCATTGGTTTCCAACCTTGAAAGCTTTGATTTTCTTGGTCTTGATATACTTTAATAGAGTCGGCCTTTTGACTTGAAGTATCTCTTGTAGCTCATTGATGTTATAGACATTCTCATTTTTCTTTCCGTTGTTTGTTTCCATCGTATTCTTTTAGGATCCTTTCGATGAATGTAATTCCGCCTTTATAGACGTATGTTTTGGTTGACTTGATAACAGTTCCACCCGATACTACTTTCGCTTCTACAACTCTGAAATACTTCTTATCACAGAAGTCTTGAAAAGGTATGTTCTGTTCATCTAAAACATGAGCAGTTCTAAGAATCTTTAATAGTACATCTCTACCGATATTCTTGAATCGAATGACTTCATGAACCATATCTAGATCCACACAACTTGTCGTTCCAAGTAAGTTATCAATGGCTTTAATTTTTGGAGTGTTCATCTTGAGTGTGGTTTCAAGAACGTTCGCTCTGACTTTAAGTTCTTGAAACTCATCCAGGAACTCGATAATTTTATCCGGATTCTCAAAATCCTCAATCTGATAGATGCCATAACGTATGAGCTGAGGTAATACTGTCCGATATAACCAATCTCCAATCACTTCTGCGTCTTTGCGCTTGGATTGGAAGAATATGGTAGATAGGTGGTCTGCGGTAACAAAGAACATATTTTGATGTGTTTTATCGTGGGGAACGCTCACAAGCTTAATACTGGTGTCGTTCAATTTGGTCCGGACTTCTGATACGCTTTTAATTTCAAACATGCGACAGAGATCCTTCAGGTTGAAGCAAGGTTCATCATCCACTATCGTGGCACGAACTTTGCCGTAGGCATTGTGTTCAAACTCTCTAATCATAGGTTTTCCCTTCACTTTTTCTTTTTGGTAGTTTGGAATAGCGCTGTGCTTATCTGCCACTCAAGATGATTCTTAGCTTTGCTCAATCGGTGAGCATAAATCTTAGTGGTAGATATGTCTTTGTGGCGCATTAATTGCTGTGCTGCATCTAAATCTCCACCCAAGTCCAGCGCTAAAGAAGCTGCTGTATGCCTAAGGCTATGGGCAGAATACTTGGGATCATCAATCCCGATATCTCTAAGCATTTCTTTAACCACCATACTAATCATTCGTGTTCTCAGTCTTGTTCCCTGGTAGGGTTTCGTATGATTAATGAAAAGTGGTTTATATTCATCTTGTCGCTCGATCAAATATTCCTCAATCAAGCCATACACTTCTGGAGAGAGTTTGACATACGCATCCTTCTCATCGTGACCTTTACCCATGATGTATAACACCTTGGTTTCATCGACGAAGCTGATATCATCCACATCTGCTCTTTCCACTTCAATCGTTCTTAATCCAGTTGTTAATAATAGTGCGATCAGAGCATGATCTCTTTTTCCAATGATGCTCTTACTCGCATAGCGCTTCGCTCTGTTTAATAGTTTTATAGCCGCTTCAAGTGAAAGTGATTCCCTCTTAAAGTCGGATTCTATCTTCATACCTTTTACACCTTCAGCTGCATTGGGTCCAAATCCTTCAATGTAGTACCATCGATAAAATCCCCTTATCACTACGATGTGTTTTTGAACGGATGCAGCTCTTAACCTGGACTTTAGTTGTTCACGATAAGCCATGACATCTTGCCTGGTTGGTAGGTTAGGCAAGCCATCAGCAAACTCAGCAAACTGGGCAAGCATCTTCCCGTAGGAACGCTTGGTGTTTTCTTTGATATCGAATCTTTGGATATAAATATCGATAATCTCTCGAAAAAAGCCCTTGTCGTCCATTTTTATCCTTTCAATGGTTTGTTATTTTAGTAATGAGTTGTATAATCGGAATTGTAGAATGGCGGTCGCTTTTCTACTGGCCAGGTTTGTACCCCAAATACAAGCTTGGCGTCTTTTTTTACTTCATCCGATTGAATTCGTTATGTTTCTTTACATGTTCACTTTCTAGTTCTAGAAATTTGATCGCATCGATCTGTAGAACATTTATGAGTTCTAACACGAGTGGAATCGGTAGTTTTTGACCCCTTCGACCACTTTCTATTTGGTAATAGTAATAGTGTGAGAGATTCAACATTCTTGATACTTCTTCAACCGATAAACCTAGATTGTTTCTGTGTTCAATCAGATAAAACCTTGGTAGTGGTGTGGCTTGGTCACGATTCTGAACTTTCCCTGTTCCGTTGACAGGCATGTACTTTCCTCCTTTCATCAAATTCGATGGTGCCTTGATTATATGAGAAAGCAATCTGTCAAAAAATAACTTGGAGAAGCGAAATCACAACAGCAACAAAAAGAGTTTTCATTTGGCTGAAAACCCTTGTTTTTACGATAGAATTGATAGTTAATGTCATCAGTAACATTGACTTGTAAACATTTGTTGTGGTATCATTCTTGCGAAAATATACGAATGTGAAGAGGTGACCTCCATGGTTAAATTAAACACCGAAGATGATTTTAATAATTTGTTCATCTGTGAGAATTTGAAGCGTTTACGTGTCTCACACAATTTATCAACAACCCAAGTAGCTAGCGTCATAAAAAAATCCCGCCAAGGCTATCTCAATTACGAGAACGGCTCCAGGGAGATTGGCATACATGATTTAATTAAGCTTTCTCAGTTCTATGGTGTTTCGATTGATCATATAACCGGTAATCCATTCTCAAACAGAATCAATAACACGCTCGCATTCAGAACCTACGATATGATTGATAATGATCTCAAGCAAGTCCTGCCTCACAATATCAATGCAGAAAATGATGATGTCATCCTGGTGAGATATAATGAGCAAAAGATCGACTTCTTCTGGCGCACTCAAACCTATCACAAGAATCAAGTGATGCTCTTCTCATACTATAACCGGCACTATGTCTCTAAGATATTTTACAACATAGATGGTGGAGGTTGTTTCTTTATATTTGACGAAATGTTTAACTTTACAAAAGCACAGTCAGAAAACCTCATTATACACGGCATTCATGCCGGTACTATTTCAAAGAATTTTCAAATTCCTAACTTCTTATAAACCTTACAATACGTTTGTGCCACTGGCATGTAGTTTTAAATTTTAGTTAGTGATAAACTACTGTTGGTAGGTTAGGCAGCGTCACAAACTCAGTGCTCATAAGGCACGCACTTTCCCTAGGGATTGCTATGGCAATTCCTTTTTTTCTTTTTATCCTTTAGAAAGGATACCAATGAATAAGACTACGATCGTTACCGATCAAATGAAATACGATTACTCAGTTAGGATAGCTTTTAACCTTTATATGGAAAAGCTTCTCACTGAAAGTGAATACAAAGAAATACTGTCCAGATTGAAACAACAATACAACATAACCTTTATTACATCAGAAAGCAATGAAATAGTTGGGAATTGACTTGCTATTCATTGCTTTTAGAGTGATGTATATGTACTAACCAAGGAGGTAATATTAATGCAAAACAAACAAGTCAGAGTCATACAACCAAAACCTGTATTCGATTTATCAGGAACCTTAACCAAAAACCTCAAAAAGCGCGTGTGTGCTTACGTTCGCGTATCTACCGATAATGAGGAACAGAAAACGAGTTACATCGCTCAAACAGACGAATACACCGAAAGGATTCAAAATAACCCCGAGTGGACATTCTGTGGTATCTATGCAGATGAAGGCATCAGCGGAACTTCCACCAAGCACAGAAAACAGTTCAACAATATGATGGATGCTGCAAAGCGTGGTGAAATCGATTTGATCATGACAAAGTCAATCTCACGCTTCGCTAGAAACACTGTAGATTGCCTTAACTACATCAGAGAGATGCGGGCAATCAATGTTGAGATCTTCTTTGAAAAAGAAAACATTTATTCGTCAGATCCAAAGGTTGACTTCTTATTAACCATCATGTCATCCATCGCCCAAGAGGAAGCAAGAAACGTGAGCGAGAACGTTAAATGGAATGTTCAAAAGCGTTTCAATAATAGCGTTCCAATTGTGAATCACAATCGGTTCTTAGGTTATACCAAAGACAAACGAGGTGGCAACTTAATCGTTGTTCCTGAAGAAGCAAAAATCGTACGTGAAATCTTCCAAATGTATGTGAGTGGTATCGGACCGATGAAGATTGCTAAACATATGGAATCCATAGGAGCAACTACAGGTGCTGGTGCAACCAAGTGGAGTATGTCCACCGTTGCAGTGATCCTAAAGAACGAAAAATACGTCGGTGATTTGGTTCAACAGAAAACACTGACGGTTGATTACCTTTCACATAAGAAAGTGAAGAATAAAGAGCTCGCTCCGATGTATCACACCGAGAATGCACACGAAGCAATCATCGATAGAGAAACTTTCCTCCTTGCTCAAAGGATCAGAGAGGATCGAAGCAAGGTAAAAGTTGGTAAGGATAAGAACCTGGCCAAGTACAATGTCACTTATCCATTCTCAGCATTTATCGTTTGCTCAGAATGCGGTCGAACCTTGAAAAGACGCTATTGGAATTACGGCACACCAGCTCAAAGAGTCATGCAACAATGTGGTGGCTACATCGACGGTAAAGCTCACTGTAAGGCTAAAGCAACATACCAAGAAATGATTGAAGGTGCAACTGTGAAAATGCTAAACGAGGTGTTTTTACAGGAAAGGGATATCATTCCAAACATTCAGAAAATCATCAAGTCAACCATTCGAATTAGTGATGTTGAAATCAAGATTCAAAAGCTTCAAACACAAGGCGATGAGCTTGAAAGAATGATATCAAACTTAATTGATGTTCAAGTGAAGAATCCTAATCTTTCCCAGGAGGATTTCAACAGCAAATACCAATCATTGACCTTGCAGCTACACAATAACAAAACCGAGATTAGAAAGCTTGAAGGTGAGTACTTAACGAACTACGATACACGTTCAAGACTTGCAAAGATTGAAACTACACTCAACAATTTACTAGAGCCCATCCAGGAAGTTGATAGTGATACATTGCGTTCATTCATCTACAAGATCATCTCAGTTACACCTGAAAACATTGTCTTCTGTGTAGCAGGAACCAAGAATTATACAGATAAAGAATTCTCAGAAAATCGACATACTTTTGAAGCACTAAAACCTTTAGCAACAGGTACTTATCATAACGAAAAGTACGATAAGATTATGAATTATAAGGTCGTTATTATCTAATTTTTTTTGAAGCTAAATATGTTGCGTAAGACACTAATTTGGAAAAAAGCCATCGGATACCTTTATAGGTCACCTGATGGCTGATAAATATACATGGTAATACTACTTACTCAGTATTCCACTGTCCAACACTATTTTCGACTATCTTCAATCAATTCTTGGTAGTGAATTATTAGTTCTGTGACTATTTGATCCCATGTCAAGTATAGATCTCTAAATGCATTATCACATATTTGCTCTTGGCTTTTTTCATCATTAAAAATACTGATTATCTTTTCTGCGTACTTTATATGTGAGTTGTGCGAAATGTATCCGTTGACGCCATCAACAATTGTACTTGCTGTTACCGCTTTTTCAAGAAACAATGTGGGTGTACGTTGACTAGCAGCTTCAACTTGAACAAGGGATGAAGAATCATATAGTGATGGTAGTAAGAAGAGATCGGACAATTTATAGTATGCAGACAGTTCAAGTCTGTTTGTAATTCGACCTGTAAAAATCGTGTTCTCATACAGTCCATTTTCATCAATTTTTTTTCTCATAAATTCTTCATATGGTCCTGATCCAATAAAAACCATTTTAAACTTGAAATCTCTTTTTTTTAAAATAATCAGGGAGTCAATTATAAAATCAATATTTTTAATTTTATCCAAACGACCGACATATAATAGAACTTTATGTTCAATTTGAATTTGATGTTTTTTTCTCAAATCATTAGAATGTTGTTCATCAGCCAAAGGTAATAAATCCGTTGCGTTATGTAGGACGCTTGGCATTCTTTCTGTCCCGTATTCATAAAACACTTTTGCAACTTCGTCATTTACTGCTATTAGTCGGTCACATTTATTAAATCTTCTCATTAATTCAGTTGTCGCCATGTCACTGATAAATTTGTTTTTGGTATGCTCATAGAAATCTTTCTTATATTGGCTATGCAATGTTGCAACAACTGGAATGTTATTTTTCTTTGCGTAACTAATTCCATAATTACCTACAGCAAATGGACTATGTATATGAACAATATCAAATTTTATGTCTTTTATGTTCTTACGGAAAAATGCATCAAAGCCTGGAAACGATATTCGATAATCTAATTTGTGAATTTTGATCGACTTTGTTCTGATGACCTTATATGGGAAACAATTAATATTTTCAATTTTTCCGTAATCAGGTGCAATAACATACACTTCAGCAGTCTTAGACAATGTTTTTGCATAATTATCTACAACATTAACTACGCCATCGATCATCGGGAAAAACACATCTGTAAAAAAGCCAATTACTAGTTTTTTTTCCAT